TTAGAACCTAATGCCCTAAAACAGATTAGTGCTATATTTCTAATCAAAAGATTATCAAATTAAAACCATCTATTGTTTGTAGATGATTTTTCTTCTTGTGAAGAAGGCGATTGTGATATATCTTCTTCTTGACTAGGAGATTGTGATATATCGCTTTCTTGACTAGGAGATTGAGACCTATCGCTTTCTTGACTAGGAGATTGAGACCTATCGCTTTCTTGACTAGGAGATTGAGACCTATCGCTTTCTTGACTAGGAGATTGAGACCTATCGCTTTCTTGTTGAGATGTAATAGCCCTGGTACCTTTTCCTATAAATGAATTATTTAAAAATTTTTTAAAATTTGATTTATAATTGTCATCATCAATTTCTTTGGATATATTTTTTTCAAGTTTATCAACATTTATTGTTATTTCTTGATTATCAATAGTTTGTTTTTCTTCACCACTATTATGGTGATAGAGTGGTATTTCATTATTAAATGATATTTGTGACTTATCATTTAATATTTTACTTTTGTTTGAATTTGGACTCATCATACTCTTAAATCTTTTTTTAATACTTTTTTCTTTATCTTTTGGATATCTATCTTGTGTAAATATTTTAAATTGATTAATGGGTAACAACTTGTCATTGATAGAGTTACCCATTAACTCAGCACTCTCTATTAACTTACAATAATTGTTGTAACACTCTATTAATGTGTTTCTTCCTTTGTCAAACCTGTGCTCTCTTTCTAACAAAAGAATTTTGTATATTTCTATAGATAGTAAGTAAAATTCTTTGCTAGTAGTTAAAGATTTTTCCATTATAGTTTGAATAGTTAAAAACAATTCAAGAGAGTTAATGATACCAACTATAAGTCCCATTAAACATACTGATATACTAATTGTATTTTGTGCAAAATATGGTTTTAAACCTACAGATACGATAGAACTCACTGCTGATAAAACAATAGTTGGTATTCTAAAGTATTTTAGGTATCCTTTGTATTTATAGTATTGTTTTTTGTGGTATTTAGATAGTATAACACAATTAATTCGTATTTTATCTAATATAAATTCTATATCATTAGTCCATGAATCAGAAAAATTGATGTCTACTGCTTGATTTGCCATTTATATTTACAAATATTTTATTGAATTTAGTATTTAAATAATTTATCATATTAATATAAAATGGCATCAACAACATCAGGTTTATTGTTTCTAACATCTGAAGATTTTAGATTAAATGATAGTAATCAAATGTTATGTAATATCAGAGGTTTTTCTCTGATACTTTTTTATTCAACACAATGTAAATTTTGTAAAGATTTAATTCCAATTTTCAAGAAATTGCCTGGGTCAATTGGAGGTTGTCAATTTGGAATGATTAATATAAGTCATAATAAAAAGTGTATAATGTTATCTCAAAAATCCAACACTCCTATTAGGGAAGTACCCTATGTAATTTTGTATGTAAATGGTGCTCCATATGTTAGGTATAATGGACCACATGATCCACAGCAAATTATAAACTTTATAATTGAAGTAGCCAACAAATACAAAAAAGAGCAATCACTTAAGCAAAATAATGTTAATAACAATACGACTACCAAAAAGAAGTCTAGTATTCCTGAATATACGACTGGTAAACCTTTATGCGGACAAGATGATGTTTGTTATTTAGATTTTGATAAAGCTTACACAAAATAAAATTGATTAAAGTTTAATGTTATATTAAACAATATAACATTATGAATAATTTTCCACTTTATAGTAATTTGTCAAATCAAATTGGAGATAAACCTAAAAAACTTACTATTAAGCAAAAGAAAGATTTTATAGAAAAAATTAATACAATAGATGATAAAGGTTTTGAATTAATATTTATATTAATTCAAAACTATTTGTTAGATATACAAGAGACATGTTGTATGACTCCGTATAAGTCTAAAATAGTATCTAAAAGCGGTAACTTAGTCAACATAAAATTAAACATAAATCAGTTACCTGTAAAACTACAGCACATATTGTATAATTTCGTTTTAATGCATATTAAAAAAATGATGGAAGATGAATTGATACTTTCAGAAACAAAAATTTAAATTAGGTCTGATACTACATGGATAATCCCATTTTTAGCTTGATATTTATTGTCATTATTTAAAATTTTAACATTATTGTTAAGATATATATTTTTGTTAACATTACTTATTAAAAGTCTTTGTTTTTTCCTGTTTTGTAAATACATGTAAGGAGTATCACTCAATAATTCTATTGATAGTTGTGATAAAACAATGTGTTTGTTGACTTGGTTTTTTGCGAATAATAAATCTATATTATCTAAACAATAGTCTTGTAAAGCTGTGTTTGTTGGTACAAATAAAGTCATACGAGAGTCTAGACAGTTTAATACATTTTCCATGTTTGCTTTTTGAACGATTTGATAGAAATTACTAAATTGTTGGTTTGATTTGATTATAGATAACAGTGAATCTGAATTTACTTGTTGTTTATTAATGTGACATTGTTCATACTGTCTGTATGTAAATGTTAAATCAGCTGGTTGTGAATTAGGATATGTTGAAACCATTTATTTATTAAATATTTAATAATATTTAATATTAAATATCGCTCCTGCTTGGTTTCGAACCAAGGACCTTGTGGTTAACAGCCACACGCTCTGCCTGCTGAGCTACAAGAGCTAATTATAGTGTTATAATTAGATCTTAAATAATGTATGCTCCTAGTGGGGCTCGAACCCACGACCTATGGCTCATAAGACCATCGCTCTACCAACTGAGCTATAAGAGCTTATTGTGCAGTATGGGATTCGAACCCATGAGGAACTTAGTTCCAACAGATCTTAAGTCTGTCCCCTTAGACCAACTCGGGCAACTACACTTTATACTTAAACTATAATCTTTAAATAACTTTATATACAATAATCATTGCTGCTATAAAAATTACAAATTTGATTAACACAATTTTATTAGGGTTATTTGTCATTTTCTCGGGTAAAATTCTAGAAATTAAGTTGTTAGTATTGTCAATTGACAATACCAAAAATATAAAAGACATAATCACAATTTTTTTCACCTCATTTAGATTTATGTTTGATTGCTTTTCTGGGAATAATTTATCGAACAATTCTCTATCATTATTGTTTGGTTTGTCTTGATTAGTTGGTAAATTTTGTAACAAATCACCATACATTGAGTTAGGATTGTAATTCATTTAAAATAGTAATTTAAATATTTAAATTAGTAATGAGTGAAAAATTAGATATAAACAATCTCAATCAATTATTACAAGAAAACGGATTTATACCGAAAAAATACTTCGTAGACTATTATCTGAAATATATACTGGTTTTTAATACTAAAAACAATGACAGTTTTCTTGTTAAGATTAACAAAAAATTTAAGTTTAAAATTAGAGGCAGTGATGAAAACATTAATACGGTTAAAATCAAAGAAACAAAAGTATTAAACAAGTATATACAAGATAAAAACGACATTGATATTAATGATATGTATAATACAATTAATTTAAAACAAGAAGATAATTTAGAAAAACACCTAGAAGATAATTATGAAATCTCTATTCAAATTGAAAATAAAGATAAACCTATTTTACAACAGATTTTTAGGCAAATAAAACGGCTTAAATTTTGTGTTAGAAATATCAATTACAAAATAACAATTTTTTACAGTAAATATCTTTGTACACTAGAGAATGATAAAATTTTATTTTATGTTATTTCTGATAACTACACAAATGTAAACCAAAATTTATCATTTATGCTAAACATCGATATCAACAATCTTTATAAAAATTTATCAGATGTTTCGTATGAATCATATCAGGTCAAGAAAAATATATACAAAATACTAAGAAAAAATCACACTACTAACAAATTTCATTTAGTTAACAATCTACAAAAAAATACAAGTTTAATGACAAATAAAGGCAATAAAATACTACAATCACACAAAAAGTCTGTAAAATATCTAGAAGAACTAGAGACTTTCATGTTTAAACTAGAAAATACAGAAAAGATTATTAATAAACAGATAAGAAAGACTAAAGAAACTTTTGAATACAAGTCAAAACTAAACAATGATACCAAATTTCTATCAGATATCAAAAATGATAAAACGATATCAAACAAAGAAAATGAGTTGTTTAAAATTACTTTAATTAAAAGAGATATTTTTGAGTTAATATCTAGTATAAAAACTGAGTATGAAAATAGTTTGTTAAGACTAGATAGCATAATGTTTGACAATACTGTTATGCTAAATTCTATCAACACAAACTTTAATTTATTATATGAGTTATAATAAATGTATTACAAATCAGATTCAAGTAAAACCAAAATGATTATAGGTGGTATAATTTTGTTGTTAGCAGTTATATTAACTCTTTTATATGTTAAGAAAATGTAAATTTTAAATATTTTCAATAGATTTAAAATTTATATAGTTATGACTTAATCACACATTCTTTTTACATACTGCTGATTGCAATCACCACCAGTACTTTTGTATGCGGCATTTACATCAAAGTAACCACAGCTACTTCCCTGAACACCATGGGTTAAAGCATCATATGCGATAGGTTTTACACAAGGAACTACTTGGTAGTATTTCTGTTCTCCGCCAGGACCTAATATAACATTGTTAGTTGCAGATACCATAGGACTAGAGTAACTATTTAAATTAACATAATTACAGGAATTTAGTTTTTTAGATGAAGAATAACTCATTTATTAATATAAATAATTTTTATTTTTTATTTAATTATTAATATTGCTTGAAGTACAATTTGTTTGGACTCCTCCGTAAGCAGCATTAACATTAAAATAACCACTGCAACCTGGTCGTCTTTGACCATGAGTTAATACATCGTTTCCTGTAGTACCCCAAACAGGTTTACCTACTGCGACTGTATGAACTCCTCCGGTTAAACTTGTGTGAACGACTTCATGAACATCTCCTACATTTGGAGGAGCATCATAATTGCCGAGTGTTGAATAATTACTTGTAGCTGAAGACATTATTTATTATATACAAAATAAATTTAAATAAACATTTTATATAATATATAGATCCACACATAAATGAAATTAAATGAAAAAATTATGTATCCAGTTTTCTTTAAATGTTGTATGTACACAACAGATGTATTTTGGGAAAATGTATTTAAAAACTTAGCATATGCTAAGACACCCCATGGAATTTTTATATCGAAAGGATTTCTGTGTAGTAAAAATAAAAAACAAGAATTTACATATAAAATAGATGACACTAAAGATCCAAAACTCATCTATAAAGAAATCTACAATCTTCTACATAAAAAGATAGGTCTAGTTTCAGATCAACAAAAAATTATTAATATCAAAAATGTTAACGATATACAACAACAAATTAATCTATACTATTCAGAAATACAATGGAAAAGTATTAAACATAAAGTTATTAAAGATTTATTATTAGAGCTTTTTATATTAAAATTACAAGCCAAACACAAACTAACATTAAATCAAACAAAAAATTTATTATTTAAAATTTATACCAGTATAAATTTTAAATTGATAAATGGATCAGATATTATAATCCAAAATGGAGAAATAGTAGACATTAAAAATTTTGATATATCAGCTACAAATATCACTTTACATGAAAATATTGGTGATATAGTTAAATCTAACACAAAAAACACAGATAACCAAAAAAAGATAAGTGATAATTGGACAAAATATATTAAAAGTTTAAATTAAAATTTGATACTATTTATCAAATTTTCTAATCACTTAAAAAAAATCTTGACTTGAATCTTCCGTACTTTCTTCCGTACTTTCTTCCGTACTTTCTTCCGTACTTTCTTCCGTACTTTCTTGACTTGATTCTAATTCGTGGTAATAGTTTATATAAAGATTATTTTCCAATAATGTTTCTATCGATATTTCAGCTATGTATATAGCTGATCGTAAAACTTTTCTGTTAATTAAAGGATATTTTACATAAAAGTTTGGTTTTACATAAAATCTTGAATGTAGACTTTTATAATGTTCTAAACATATTTCAGGAATAATACTGACTAAATAATTACATACATAGTCTAGTGATTTATGCATTGATGCTTCTTGTTGTATTTGTTTTTTTGTTTTTCCTATTATCATTTCTTGTAAAAGAGGTGGTGCTTTGTTTAATGTGTCAATTAGTTTATCGTAACACAAATTTTCTAGAGATGTAATTTCCATAATTATATTTAATATATTTTTTGATATTATATTAAATATATATTAATTTTAAATTTACATTAAACCCAAACATCTTAGTATTTGCTGGTTAACCTTAGATAGATTATTAGTTCTACCAGCTTCAAGTTGTCTGATTATTGCTTCTACATCTTCATCATCTTCACCACCGACACCAGGACTTCCAGCAGCACCACCGACACCGGGACTTCCAGCAGCATCAGCATAACCACCGACACCGGGACTTCCAGCAGCATCAGCATAACCACCGACACCGGGACTTCCAGCAGCATCAGCATAACCACCGACACCGGGACTTCCAGGACCTTCACCATCACCACCGGCAGTAGCATCATCATAATCACCGGCACTGGTAGCAAATAATCTTGCTAAGTTATTTAATACTTCTCTTGTACCTATTATTTTTTTACCACCAATTTCCCTGATCTCAACACCATTACCTAATACTGTTTCCTCATTTTTAGATAATTTCATACATCTTCTCATCTGGTAGTCACATACTTCATCTTTATTACAGTTATTAACATTTTCATCACATGTTCTTCCAGATGCTAAATATTTATCAAGTAATTCGTCTTTTTCAGATTTAATATTTAGTAAAACTCTGTTTAATTTTTCTAATCTAGCTAATAACATAGCTCTTTCATTAGGACTAACAGGACCAGCGGCACCAGCACCAGCGGCACCAGCACCAGCACCAGCGGCACCAGCACCAGCAGCAGCGGCAGCGGCACCAGGAGCAGCAGGACTAGGTTCCCTACCTTGTTGTGCTAGTAGTTGTTTACCAATTTTACCATCTTTTTTAACACATTTTCCAGAAGCAGGATTACAAAGTTTATTTATATGTTTACACTTTCCAATTTTTTCTGCGGTACACTTATTTTTTTTGCCGGGACTAGGTTTCTTGGGACTTTCAGCAGCTGCAGCACCAGCGGTACCAGGAGCAGCAGGACTAGGTTTACTACCTTGTTGTGCTAGTAGTTGTTTACCAATTTTACCATCTTTTTTAACACATTTTCCAGATTCAGGATTACAAAGTTTATTTATATGATTACACTTTGTAATTTTTTCTGCGGTACACTTATTTTTTTTGCCGGGACTAGGTTTCTTACCACCGGCACTGGGTTTATTAGGACTAGGTTTATTAGGACTAGGTTTATTAGGACTAGATTTCTTTAAATGTTTTAAAATTAATTTACATAAATCATCTTTTTTCATACTCTTGTCAAAATTTAAATTTAATGCTTTAGCAATTTTTCTCACCTCATCTTTACGTGTCTTATTACATTGTGTCTTATTTTTAAACATTTGTTTATTTATTATATAATATATATTTTTTTAATAAAATATATATAATTATTTAGTAAATTAAACTTACTGCATAGCATTCATCATATTTTGGCTATGCTGCATTCCTTGTACATTCTGCATCTGTCTTGCCATACTGTTGTTATGAGCCATCATATTTTTAGGAATACCACATCTAGGGTGAATTTCAGCACCAAATTCAGTGTTAAGTCCAAACTGACCAGTTAAATTGTGAACTTGGTTAAGTCCGTTGGTACGAACAAGAGCACTAGGTTTAGTGTTTGGTCCAGCAATACCTCCTGCTGAAAGAGTTACATATTCGGTGTAGTTAGGTCTTAAGTGATTTTCTACTACAACACGATCACTTGCACTGTTGCAACCAGCTGATTTAGTTACAAAAGACTGAGGGCAAATATCTCTGCCGGCATTATCTACACCATTCCATAAAGGGCATAACATATTGTTAGGATTTAAAAATCTGTCAGATTGAACTTTATTAGCCCAACCAGTTTCTACTTTACATGTTCTTAATGAAGCTTCTAGTGATAAAGATGACATTATTTATTTATATATACATATATAAAATAAATTTAAAGATTTTTTTTATTTATTAAATAATGAGCAACATTTACAAAAATCCAAACAATACTGACCAAATAAAATCAGAAATACAAAACTTACCAACAATTGGAGATATCAAAAATTACTATGAAAATATGTTTCCTACATTAATAGTGGGATCAATCAAAAAATATAGTGACGATTATCCATTACTACAAAAAAACTGGGAAAAAGTGTGTAAAGAAACTAATGTTCAACCTACAGAAATTTTAATAGTAGATAACTTTGACTTTATACAAGAAAATAGCTTAGTCCTACTATTTTGTGAGATCATGTCTAAAGTAGGATTTTGTGTTAGAAAAAAGATGGATATTATACCATGTGAAGTATGCGGTGATGCCTTACCTTCTAAAACATCATGGGAACTTTTATCTGAGAATAGTAAGACAAATTTACCATTTTGTATTAAATGTACAAAATGTATTTAAATATTGTTAAATAAATAACAGAAGAGATAATTATGACAACAACTATGACAACTAACAATATTTCAACTAGTGCTATATACTTAAGTGAAAAATGGAGGATTAAAGCTGACGATGACATACTTTTTTTTGAATATAATATTAAATCTAAATCAAACAGATACGACTTGTGGGTTAAGGCAACACCATATGCAATTAGTACATTTAATTTAGATGAAAATCAAAAACTATTACAAGGTAGAAACAACAATAGAATAACAAAGACAACTTCACAACAAACATTTAATTTAATTGTAAGTAATCTGACATTGTATTCTTATGATAAAGAACTATATTCACAAGAACCTACAATTGAAAATAATATATTGAGTTTTAAACTAAAAAAAATACAATCAACATTAATTACATTAAAAGATAATAAAAATTTATATGTTATTGAAATAATATAAAACAATTATAATAAAGAAATGCCATTTTTTATTAAAAAAATACGAAGACCTATTGTTAATATTAGTAATGTTAATAATGTTAACAATATTAGTAACACTTTTACAGGGATAAACCATGAAATATTATTGTGTAACGATACTACAATAAAGTTTAATTGCACAGGAAATCAAGAATATAGATTGAGACTGCCAAATAGTCAAATCGATGGAAATTTCTTTAAATTAGATACACAAGATAATTCAACAACTATTTTACTTAATCCTACTAAAAGTATTTTAGTAGACATAGATATACAATATTCTATAGACGGAAAACTACCCTATAACTTAATAGAGTTTAATTTATATCTAAATAACAGTTTATACCATAGTAATGTATATGGATATAACAATAATTCTATATTAGATACAATATTAATGACAGATTTACCATCTAATAGTAGAATACATTTTACATACAAAATACTTAATAACTTATCAGAAAAAACCAATATATATTTTAACCAAAATAGTTTGATAGATATAAAAGTTAATTAATTAATATTTAAAATAATGTAAATATTAATTAATAATTATGAATAATTTTAAAGTTGTTGAAAATAGATTTACACTTAATAATGAAATATGTGAAAAGCTGAAACAAATGACACCTAAATTTGGTTTTAATGGTTTAGGAGAAGTAGTGTTTAGAAGAACTTATAGTCGTGATAATGAAGACTGGGCTGATGTTGTTATTAGGGTAACACAAGGTGTTTTATCGATTAGAAAAGAACATTTTATTCGTAATACTCTAGAGTGGAATGACAATGATTGGAATGGTTTTGCCGAAGATTTCGCCGTGTCTATGTTTAACATGGAATGGCTACCTCCCGGTCGAGGTCTTTGGATGATGGGAACCGAATTTACTTATAACAAAGGTTCTACCGCACTTAATAACTGTTCTGCAACCGATACACGAGATGATTTAGTTTTAAGTACGGAATGGACTATGGATTGTTTAATGAATGGAGTTGGAGTAGGTTTTTCTACCAGTTGGAGAGGATCTGCTACCAAACCCGATAAAAATGATTATGAAACATTTGTAATACCTGACAGCAGAGAAGGATGGGTAGAAAGTATTAAACTTTTAATGGCTTCTTATATCTACAGCAATAAATATGGGAAAAACAAGTTTCCTAGATTTGACTATTCAGAAATTAGACCTGCTGGTGTTGCTATCAAAAGTTTTGGTGGAACTTCATCAGGACCTGGTCCCTTACTTAAATTACACGAAAGAGTTGAAAGCTACTTAGATGCTTTTTGCGATGGAAAACTTGAAACAAATGCTAAATCTTGGGAAGAAGTTAAGGATGATGAAGGAAATTCTAAATGGGTTGAAAAAGAAATATTTGTTTCTAAACCATACGGTCATGTAAGACTAGTCACTGATATTTTTAATGCGATTGGAGCATGTGTTGTCGCTGGTAATGTTAGAAGGTCAGCAGAAATTTGTTTAGGAAATGTTGAAGATGAAGAATTTATCAACCTTAAAAACTACCAACTTAATCCAGAAAGATCAGAAATCGGATGGATGAGCAATAATTCAGTAGCTCTTCAACCAGACTCTGACTACCAAGATTTTTCGTATATTCCAGATATGGCAAAAAGAATTTGTGACAACGGAGAACCTGGAATGATTAATATCTATAACATGCAGAAATATGGTAGATATGGAAAAGAAATGAAAGACGATGGGTATTTAGTTAATCCTTGTGGAGAGATTTGTTTAGAAAATTTTGAATTATGTAATCTAGCAGAAACATTTCCTCCTAGATGTAACAATGTAGAAACTTTTTACAAGGCACTCAAATTTGCGACATTTTATGCAAGTACAGTTTCTTTACTACCTACTCACAGACATGAAACAAATAAAGTTATAGCAAAAAACAGAAGAATTGGTGTTAGTATTTCAGGAATAGCACAATGGGCTTGTGGAGAGGTTCCAGATGATTGGGGTCTAATGAATTATACCAGAATGACCAGAATTTTAAGACAAGCATATACTATAGTTAGAACAGAAAATAGACTACTTGCAAAAGAAGCAGGAGTACCAGAATCAGTAAGAGTTACAACTGTTAAACCTTCAGGAAGTATCTCATTACTAGCAGGAGTTACTCCTGGTGTACATTATCCAGTCAGTAGATATGCAATTAGAAGAATGAGAATTGGAAAAGAATCTCCACTTGTAGAATCGTTAATTAATTCAGGATTAAGTTATGAAGATGACCAATATTCAGATAATACTCTAGTGTTTAGTTTTGTTATTGATCACGGAAATGTTAGACCATGCGAAGAAGTTAGTCCATGGGAGCAATTTTCACTTGTTTCTATGTTACAAAGATGTTATTCTGATAATTGTGTTTCCGCAACTATATACTTTGACAAAGAAAAAGATGGTTCTGATGTCGAAAAAATGTTGGCCATGTATATTCCTATCTTAAAATCTGTTAGCATGCTACCACATGCCGGACACGGTTATGTTCAGGCACCATACGAACCTATCACAAAAGAAAAATACGAAGAATTATTACAGACATACCAAACACCTGATTTTAGCAATGTTAGATACAATATACCAGTTGGTAGTAAGTTTTGCTCAGGAGATACTTGCGAATTGTAAATTAATAAATTTTAAGTTTTTAATCAAATGATTAAAATAATTATACAAACTAACAAATAAATTATGAATAATTACATATAATTTATTTGTTTATAATAAACTAATCAATTTCAAAATGTTTTTAAGTAATTCTGATACAATTAAAGAAAATGCTCTATTAACACCATGGTCTTTTATACATTTTCTATCTGGTTTTATGTCTTATTTATATGTAAAGAAATATACAAACATATCAGAAATTAACATATTCTTGATATCAATAATTATACACACTGTTTATGAATTAAAAGATGTATCATCTCACACATTAAAACTACATACCAGCAAATCAATTTGGTATGATAATTCTGTTTTAAATAGTGTTGGAGATACTATAGCTTTTATATTAGGTTTAATTATAGGACTTGTATTTAAAGATAAAATCAAGACACTATCTAATAAAAATGTAGTTACAATAACACTATTGTTCTTAATCACTTTTGTTATATTTTTAAGTTATCTACCAGACAATTAAGTCAACTATGCTTGAGCTTGAACTTCGGTTGTATTCATTAACATAGCAAACAAAACCCAACCAAATAATGGTGTTAATAAAAGTTTAGATTTATCATTTACAATAGCAATACAAGCCAATATTAGTGTAATACACAACACTAATACCCAACTAGCATGCTTTTTCAATTTTTTACAACTATATACAAAAATCCAAGCAGCAAGACTTAAACTAACCAAAGTATACAACACAAATTTAGTTGATTGATTAGATGTTTCTCTCATAGCGAGAACCCAAGATATACCTAATAACACATACAATATAGGCCATACTATTCCAAACACAAATGCAGGAGGTCTAAATTTGACTAATTTACCCGAGTCTTTTCCCATTTTACAAAATCCAGAAACTACATAACTTGATAACATTGGGAAAAAAAGATATACTAACTCATTAAGTTTTAACATTTATTAATACATTATAATTAATAAATTAAATTATAGATACATTTTTACCTATATTTATGAATACTGTTATCAATTAGTTGTTGTTCTAATTGTTCTAATTCTCTTAAAATTTCTACACCTCGGTCATATAAAATTTCATCGATTAATTTATCATTTTGATTTTCATTTTTTGGTGCGATAGACCAGTATCTATAAGTATTTACATATTGTCTCGATACAGGTAATCTAATATGAGATTTATACCTAACAACTCTACCTAATGCTTGTTTAGTTTTTACTACATTATCAGATGATTCAAATATATGTATATTGTTAGTATCTAATAATGAGATACCTTCAGCACCCGCTTCCGTTACAATTATAACCTTAATTAAATCACCATTTATATTTTCTATACTATTATATGTTTTTAATATTTTTTTTCTGTCGACATCTGTTAATTTACCATGAAAAATTACTGAATTAATACCGCATTTATTTAATAGTGTATTAATAAGATTACTACCTCCATGTGAAACAAAATATGTATAAACCATATGTTTTGTATGTTTATGTAGAATTATATTAACTAGTAATTTATAGAGTTTTTGTGAATGTGTTTTAATCCAATTGTTTTGTAATTTGCTGTCAGTAATCCAACCACCTTGAGTTTCTAATGTATCATTTAATAATTGATAATTATAGTCTTTTGAAAGTTTATCGTAATATACATTAGAAATTAGTCGCGATTTGATTCTTCTAATTGCTGCTACCTTATCAGAAATAATTTGTTTAATTTCCCATGGAAGCATATTTGGTTTAATTTTTGCATGCATATCAATTAATTCTTGTGTCATCATATTTTTATAATAACCAAATTGAACATTAGACATATGAGCTTTAATGATAATTTGATCATTTACTCTAGGATACATACCTGATTTACCAGGGAAATAAGACACTATTCCTCTTAAATAACTATCTTTAACTTCAACAAGTTCAGCTTTATTCATATCTAAATTTAAAACATCTAGTGGTATTTTAGGATTAAGTAGTTTAATTAGATATAAAAGTCCTAGTTTATTTTTAACAGGTGTACCACTCAAAGTTAATATTCGACAATTAGATAGTAACAACTTTTGATAAAAATTAAAGTTGTTTTCAGACTTATTAATTACTCCATTTATAAAATTTTGTATTTCATCTATTATAATTAAGGTGTTGTCTATACTTAAATTTTTTATTTTGTTATAATATGTAGAATTATAAGCTATAAAAACAAAATTTTCATCAAACATAGCCGGAGTTTTACCACACACTTCACAATATTCCAAAGACCAATTAGCTCTTAAAGAACCTTGTGATAATACAATGACTCGGTTAATCATCTTTTTCTCTAACATTTTATCTGCTATCATTATAGAACTACAAGATTTACCAGAACCTAGTTTATGATACAAAAGTAAACCTTTGTATCGAGACTCTATAAAGTAGTCTAAGACTTCTTGTTGATGTAGTTGTGGTCGAAATTGTTTTTCATCCAGGTTTTTACATGTAAAAGTTTTAAACAAATGTCCAAATAAATCAACAATTTTTCTACAATGGTTAAGTATCGTCATGATACTTACACTCAACAAAGTTGAACCTTCTGGATTGTCTGATTCTTTACCTCTAACTATTAAACCCAAAGGTTTATATACTTTTTCAATCAACATATCGTTAACTGAAGGATCCGCTTCCAAAACTAATACAGAATTAGTTTTTATTATTTGTTGATTTTTCAAATGTTTTATAAAATTACATAATAATTCGGTAGATACTCCTTTTTTTGTCTTTGGTTTGTTTGGGTCTTTTTGAGAATAGAAACCTAATAAACGGAGATTACTTTTAAAAGGTCGATTAATATTATATCCATCTGATTTCTTCCATAATTGTTCTTCCACTAAAATATCAATTTCTGTGTTACTATAGTTTACTATATATCTGTTATCATTTACAATATTAATAAAAACTTTTTCATTATTAAATATAAAATTCATATTTATTATAACAATAATAAATTTGTTTATTTTTTATATATAAATATAAATATAATAATGATAAATAATTCTGAAATTACAAAACTAAATTTATTAACACAATCTGACTTTGAACTATTTGTAGAAACTACTGACTTACAAAAACTACATAAAATAAAACTCTACCTAGACAACTTATACTACAACACAGGAGACTCTGGTTTAGATGATTGGAAATATGATATATTAAAAGATTCTATCATTACCAAAGATCCCAATTATAAAGTACCCATAGGACACAAAGTTGACAAAAACAAACAACAGCTTCCATTTTGGTTGGGAAGTATGGATAAAATTTCAACTCAATCCCCTTTTCTTTATTACTATAAAGAGGTTGAAAAACTCAATGTTGATGATATAGCTAAATACACAAAAACAACTTGGGAAAACATGTCAGATAGTGAACGAAATATTTATCAAGAAAAATCAGTAGAAGAAATTCAAAAAGAAATCAAAAGATGGTTAAACAAAAACATAGCACCAAGATACACAATACAAGACAAACTAGATGGTGTGTCTTGTTTATTGACTTTACATAATGGTGTTCTCAAACTATATACTCGCGGTGATGGTAGTGTTGGGACTGATATTTCAATACTATCTAGTTATATATCTGGAATACCAAAAAATCTAGACGAAAATTTATCAATTAACATAAGGGGAGAACTCATAATGAAAGATAGTGTGTTTGATAAAAAATATTCTGGTAGTTATGCGAATGCTCGTAACTTAGTAGCTGGTTTAGTAGGTTCAAAAACTTTGAAAGCTGGAATTAAAGATATCGAATTTATCGCATATGAAATTGTAGACACAGGGTTATTAAACAATCCATCACAACAATTAGAAACATTACAACTACTTAAATTTAAAACAGTTAGAAAAATTGTTGTAGACAATATCGATGTCAATTGTCTTATAAAAACATTCACAAATTTTAAAACAAAAACCAAATATCAAATTGACGGAATTATAGTTCAATCTGACAAACCATACATTAGAAACACAAGCGGTAATCCCAAATATGCCTTCGCATTCAAAATGAGATTTGGTGACAACATAGTAAAAGCAACAGTGGTAGATGTAGAATGGAATGTTAGTAAAAGAGGAAAACTCAAACCAAGAATCAAAATTAAACCAATCAAATTACAAGGAGTAACAATAACATATACAACAGGATTTAATGCAAAGTTTATAGTAGAAAACTCAATAGGTAAAGGGGCTCAAGTAAAAATAACTAGATCGGGTGATGTTATTCCTTACATAGTTGAAGTCGTTAAACAGGCAAAATCACCACAAATGCCTAGTATCGATTATAAATGGAACGAAACAAATGTCGATATTTTAATAACCAAAGACAATGATGAAATGTGTATTAAAATTTTAAGCAGTTTCTTTTCTACTATGAACATTAAATTTGTAGGAACACAAGTTATCAATAAATTATATGATTCAGGGTATGATTCATTATTAAAAATACTTGAGATGTCACGAGATGATTTAATAATGATTGAAGGTATACAACAAAAGGGAGCAACAAGAATTTATAATAGTATCCATAATGGTTTACAAAATGTGTCTGTTTCTGTTTTACTTAGTGCTTCTAGTGTGTTTGGATTTGGTATTGGGACTAAGAAAATTGAAGAATTATTTAATTGTATTCCAGATTTGTTAACTATTTCTAAAACAATGACTAAATCTGAAATATTAGATTTAGTCAAAAATGTAGAAGGTTATTCTTTAATCACCGCAAAAAAAATAGTTGATAACATTGCAATAGCTAGATTGTTTCTCAAAAAAATAGATAAGTTTGTAACATTTCAAATTCCACAAAAACAAACTACTAATCAAACTTTTAAAAATATGAAAATAGTATTTAGCGGATTTCGTGATAAAGATTTAGAAAAAATGATAGTTGAAAGAGGTGGTAAAATAGTTACATCTGTTTCAAAAAAAACAGATTTAGTAGTTACATCAGACATTAACAGCAACACAGGCAAAGTTAAAAAGGCACGAGATTTGGGTGTAAATGTGGTTGATAAACAAGAATTTATGCTAGGATTATAATTACCATTTACTAATTTTAGTTGCCAAAATAGTTTTGCCTTTTTTAGAATTAAGTACATAATTAGATAGTAATCGTAGTTTTACTTTATTTTTGTTGTTAAGTTTACTAAAATTACTATAAGTTGGATTTTTACAAAATTTTGATAAAGTGTCAACATTTTGTTCGCTGAAAAGTTGTTGTCGTCGATATGCTTTAATAATTTCTCTTTGTCTTTTTTCTCGTTGTCTCTTTTTTTCCATTTTTTTCCATTTTTTCCATTTCCATTTTTTTTCGAGTTTGTTTTTCTCTTCTCTTTCCTTTTTTTTTCTCATTCTCTCTTGTTTTCCAGTTTCTCTTTGTTTTTTAATTCGTTGTTTTTCTAGTCTTTTCTCTGTCTTTTCTCGTTTTTCTCTTGTTTTCTTTGACTCTGTAGGTAATTGTTTCATTATTAAGTCGAGTCTTTTTTCTTCTAGTTGTTGTTGTATCTTGTCTTGTTGGATTTTTTGTGTAAGGTATTTTTTATATTCGTCTAATGTAAGTCCAAATTGTCTGTGTTTAAGAGAGGTAAGTTGTACTGGTTTTGGTATATTCATTTATTATAAATAAAATTAAATTTATGTCAAATATACATAATACAAATATATGATGATTACAAGACTAATTTCTAAAAGTATTATTAAATCTTATAACAATATTACATTAGAATACTACTTAAATGATATTAATATAATGTATAGAACAAAACATAAAACATATGGAATAATAGATATGAACCAATATATTGATTTTTATGATGGAACAATAGTGTACAACATATATGATTTTTCATCACCAAAATACCTAAATAATTTTATTAATTCACAAGACTTTAATATTATTCATAATAAATACAGTAAAATATTACATAGTATTAAAAATACTAAACTATCACAATATAGCTATTGTGATGATATTTTTTTACTATAAGTATTGATTTTCTTTGGATAATATTATTCTCATTATTAGGTAGATTCTTTGTACTGGTTTTTGTATTTCATTGTATAATAAAATTAAATTATATGAATTCTACAATGATAAAATATATATGATAAAACTAATTACTAAAAATATTATTAATTCTAATAATAAGATTAAACTAAGAAATTATTTGTCTGATATTAACATTATGTATAGAAAAAATCACAAAAAATTTGGAATAATAGATATGAATCAGTATATGGATTTTTATGATGGAACAGTAGTTTACAACATATATGATTTTTCATCTGAAAAAAATTTAACTAACTATTTAAATTGCGATGAGTTAAATTCTATAAACATTAAATATGATGAAATATTGTATGATGTAAAAAATATGAAGTTGTTTAACTGTACCTATATTTAACTAATTAATGTATTTAAAAAAATGTGCTAGTTTATAAATGTCAGAACAAATTATAGATATCAAAGAGTTGGATCCTGCGATAATTCCTCCGACTACAGAAAGATTTAAAGATCCAAATTACAGTGGTGGTTCAAAGATAGTAGTTGTTGGAAAGCCTGGTGTTGGTAAATCTACTGTTATTAAAGCCTTACTCCATGCTAAAAAGCATATATTTCCAATAGGTATGGTAATGAGTGGTTCTGAAGATAGTAATCATGCTTATAAAGAATTTATTCCAAGTACTTTTATTTACAACAACTACAACGAAGAAAAAATAGAACATTTTGTTAAAAGACAAAAATTAGCCCATCAATATTTAGACAACCCGTGGGGAGTATTAATATTAGATGATTGTACAGATGATCCTAGAGTTTTTAACAGACCTCTCCAGCAGGCTTTATACAAGAAAGGTCGTCATTGGAAAATGATGTATATTTTATCTCTTCAGTATGCGATGGATGTAAAACCTGTTATTAGAACTAATGTTGACGGAATTTTTATCTTAAGAGAACCTTTACTTAAAAATAGAAAATCATTATATGAAAATTATGCTTCTGTAATTCCTGATTTTCAAACATTTTGCGAGTTAATGGATCAGTTGACTGAAGACTATCATTGTATGTATGTTCATAATGCTACTAGTACTAATAATTGGACGGATTGTGTTTTTTACTGGAAAGCACCTTTAGTAGATAAAAATTGGAAATTTGGATGTAATGAGTATTGGGATTTTCATAATCAAAGATATAATCCAGAATACAGAGAATCTTTTAATCAATTTTAAATATAATTTAACTATATTTTTGTGTAAAAATATAGTTTGAATACAATATATTTTGAAAATATATCGATAATAATTTATAGTACAGGGAAACCGAGAGCACCACCAGATACACGGATGATGTTGTTGTTTACAGCAGTAACAATAAATTCGAATTTCTGAGCATCAGCATCATTAGCAGCAGCAATTGCCTGAGCAGAAGCTTCAGGTACAACAGAAACATTAGTGAGTTTTCCGTAGTTGGTAGAACCCATGGGGTCAAGGCATAAAAAGTCAAGAGAGTAAGAGTACATGTGAAGACCAAGATCCTTAGTGGGACTAGCAATAGTCTGAGCATGGTAATAGGGGTTGACAAGAGAAAAGTAATCACTGCCCATCTGGGAAAGTCTCTGAGTATTTTCGTAGATAAGAGAAGTTACAGAGACTGGATCAACATTAGGACCAGGAACACTTAATACTACTGGACCAGGACCACCGGCTGCTGAGGCAGTTCCATATCTAGACCATTCGGCAACATTAGTTTTGTTTCTAACAGCAAAGAATAAGACCTTGATGGCATGAGAAAATCTTACATCAAATGACTGCTGAGGGTTAGTAGCAGGGGTAAAAGACTGTCTAGGAGCAGTCTGTACCTGTTCGATTAAGATATCACGAGGAGCACAAGCCATTCTCTTTCTTTCATCGTTAGATACAATAGCATAGTTAGCCCATACCTGAGTGTTCTTAAGAACAGGGGCAGCACTACCTTCTATATCAGCTAAAGTAGCAGGAGCCCAGGCAGCACCAGCAATTGAAGCAAGAAGTAGTTCAGACCAGTCACGAAGATGAAAACTAATTCTCATTTCATTGTAAGGAAGAGCAGCAGTAGGAAGAGCTACACCACTATCGCGAGAATAAAAGAAAGGAAGAGGAAGATTTAAAGTAGACTCAGGAAGAGTACCAGCATTAGGACTACCATCAACTAAAGCAGCTACATTACCAATCATAGCATCATAACCTTCTCTTTTAGAAGCAGGGACAGTAAAAGCAGTCCAGAAATCTAAGTGGTAGTTATCGAATCTAGCGGCAACAAGGTCATTAAAAGTAATCTGACATTCCTTTACAAGATTGTGCATAAGATTCTTAGTCCAACGAAGACTTGTAGAAGTTGCAGCTTCTACAGCAGGAACGGTAGTTCTTAGCCAAGTGTGAAGTAAATAATCACCAGCTCTGGAGATAGAAACATGGAATTCCTGATTGAAATCGGGATGGCCAGAAGCACGAGATAAGCAAACAGGTACCTGAGTAAACCAAGTAGATTTTCTAGTTTCGCGAACGAAATAAGCGGTAGCATCGGGACCACCATACATATATTTTTCGATTTCATCAAAAGTAGCAAGATCGATAAAACCAGAAGTTAAGTTAGAAGAACATAAAGCCATTGTTATATTTATAATAATAAATATAATAAAATGTTTTAAAAAATTGTTTCAAAACAAAAATGAATAGTAGTTTAGATATTTTACTGTTAGATAAAAAAATTAGAAAAAAAATTTTATCGCAAAAAAACAATATAGATATGCACAAAAAAAATCTTGTATACATCGTCCAATTATTGGAAAATTACAATTTGAATAACAGAATTAGAAATGAGTTATTATTGAATAAAAAAAATATTGAAAAACATATAGAAGATATTATGCTAGAAAGAAACTACAATTTTTACATAATTGAAACATTTAATATTATAGAAGAGTATAAACAAATATTAAATACTACAATTTCAGTCAACTTTTTTGGTAAAAAGAAAAAATCAGATAACACCAAAAAAAATTTATTAATTAATTCTTTTTTGAATATCGTGGAAAAGTATGTTGACTTTAATATTGAAATAGGAAAAAACAACCAAATGAAATGTCCTAATTGTCAAAATTGTAAAAATTTTGATATTATTAACAACAATATATACATATGTACTGAATGCTACGAGGAAAATCACATCGTTAAATATATTTCATATTATAATGATATTGATCGTATTAGTATCAACAACAAATATGAATATGATCCAAGAAACAATTTTAGAGAAAGTATTATTCAATACCAAGGTAAACAAAGCAAAAGAATACCCAAACAAATACTAGATGATTTATCAGAACAATTTAAACGACACCATTTGTTAATAGAGTCCCCAATTAACAAAATTAAATATCAAAATATCACAAAAAAACACATATACATGTTTTTAAAAGAATTAAACTATTCTAGCTACTACGATGATATTCATTTAATTCATGCTATTTTAACAGAAATACAACCTGATAATATTAGTCATTTAGAAAACATATTGATGGAAGATTTTAATATTTTGTTTAAACTTTATCAAAAAATGTTTAAACAAAAATATTCAAGAAAAAATTTCATTAACACACAATATGTGTTATACCAACTGTTACGAAGACACAAACATAAATGTAATGAATATGATTTTAGTTGTTTAAAAACTATAGACATCAAAAATTTTCATGATGATGTTTGTAAAAAATTATTTGAAGAATTAGGTTGGAATCATACACCTTATTATTAAATTTAATTTTTATTTAAATTTTTAAAGATTTAAATAAACATGAATAATTTTAATGGTTTAACTGAAGAAATATTTTTTAATCACATAATAAACTATAATAGTCTAACTTATTATGATACTACACCCACAATCGCAAATTCTATTTTACAATATTCTACAGAACCCAACATTTTAGAAACAAGTTTGGTTTTGTTAGACCAAACTTTGACACGACTCAACACAAGCATTGAAGAAATAATGGTTTATATATATCTAGAACACGAAGACTCGCACGAAGACTCGCACGAAGACTCGCACGAAGACTCACATGAAGACATCCAACAAATTCAATACAACCGAGTTAAATATGATAAGACACAGCAGCACGATATGTGTGTGATATGCCAAGACAACTTTATTGAACAACAGGAATTATGCGAGTTAGAATGTAAGCACTTATTTCATATAAATTGTATCGAAGAATGGTCTAGATATAAACAAGTATGTTGTGTCTGTAAAAAATCTATTAATTTAGAATAATAATTGAATAAATAAATGTTTACATTTATTCGTAAAATTAAAGAAACATGGAACGATTACGGATTTGAAATAGTAATTGTAGTGTGTATAGTATTGATTTTGTCTCTTGGAATATACCATAAATTTATAAAAAAATCAGAAGGTTCATGGACTAAAGATACATTTAATGATGTCTTACTGACTCATCAAATACTTTCTAATCCATCTAAAATGTATAATAAACTCAACTCTACACAAAATTATTCTAAAAATCTAAATTATCATTCATCATCGCCTTCATCTAATTACTCTAGTTCTTCATCTCGAGAAAGTAAAGGTGAAACTGAGTGTAGACGAGTATTACAAATGATATTTAATAGACCATTCAATAAATCAAGACCAGATTTTCTAAGAAATCCCGTTACAGGTAACAAATATAATTTAGAATTAGACTGCTACGATCATCAACTAAAACTAGCAGTTGAATACAACGGAGAACAACATTACAACTACATACCTTACTTTCACAAAAATAAAGAAGCCTTTCTCAACCAAAAATATAGAGACGATATGAAAAGAAGAATATGTAAAGAAAACAACATAGTTTTAATAGAAGTTCCATACACCATTAAAACTAAAAACATAGCTAACTACATTAAATCTGAATTAGTTAAATCAAAATACTTAATGTAACTACTTCTTTTTTGTTTGACTACCACAATTATTGTCTTTAAACAAAATATCTTTAGCAGCAAACCATTGTTTGAGATACTTACAAATACCTCGAATATTAACTTTTAGAAACAATACAATTGTTTGTAAAATATCAGTTTCTAACTCTTGTAATTCAACATCACCTAGTTTATTTTTACTTTTAATAAATCCTATAAGTTGGTCTCTGTTAGTAAATTCACCAATTTTTTCAATCTCTTTATCATCTAAATTTAGTTCTGACAATTTAATATTATTTTTCAAAACTACTATCAATAAATCATTCTTTTTCCATGTCATACAATTTTTACCAGATTTTTGTTGATTCTTTTTGTCTGGAATATCTTTAGATATGTCTCTAATACAGAAAATCTTATTAGAGCTATTGTACTGACCTATAAAAGCATACTTTTTCTGTCTAATAACCATTTCTAACTTTCTAGACATATCATCGTCTTGAGGAGCATCACAATCTTCCCAACTATTATCTTTTAAACATCTTACACTTCCTTGATTATTTTTAGATAAAAGATACGAATATACAACTTGATTTTTAATTTCATAGTCTTTAGAAAAGTATTGTAATATTTCATCTTTTTTCAATGAGTCAGACAACATAGTATTTTCTAACAAAAATTCTTGTACCAATATCGGAAGTTTTCCAATATCATTAATGTTACCATCTCGAAATACTTTTTCAATAATACTTAAATGACTCTTTTCATTTAAGTCGGAAACAATATCACTAAAACTAGAACCCTCAACCGTAACTAAACACCGATTATAGTAATTTACACTCGAATTTATTTCACTGTTAGATTCTATAATCGTTGTCAAGTAGTAAATATTTTTGTATTCTCGTAGATATGAAACAAATCCATACTTATTTTGTATTTTAACATTAAGATTAATCATGTAGTATAAACAATCTAGTAAAATGTAAGGCAAATTCTGTCGATTGTATTGTTGAAAATTATTTGAAATATAACTAAAAAGTTGCGGGAAAGAACAAATTGATTGTTTCTGTAAGTAGACTTTGAGTAGATTTATGAGTTGTGATTTGTCTTGGTAATAAATATTATAAGATGATAAATCTAATTCGTCTAAATTGAAATCTAAATCAACATCTCTACACACGAAATCACAATCCATATATTCGCAATCTCTACCCATCTCATCATTATTTTTGTTGCGGTTGTAGTTTAAAGCACAATCAAATGATGACTCAATTATAAATCTTTCCACTCTTTTAATGTTTTTGTCTTTTATTTCAGATATCTCATACATCACTAAATCTATACTTTTGACATCTATATCTTGTGTTTCCATTGCTCTATTAAAAGAAATTCTCTGGAATATTTCAACTTGAGGTTGTATATTATTTTTGATTAACATTTGATGAGAACCAAATCTGTAACCTCGTGCAATAGCTTGACTAGTTTCTGAATAATTAAACCAAGGTGTATGAATTTCTTCAACTTGAACATTTTTGAGGGAAAATCCCTCACTAATTACTCTAGAACCTATAATTACATTTATTATTTCACCATTCATGTTGTCTGGTTGGTTAAATCTCGTTATAAGTTTTTTAATTTCAAGTGTGTTACTAGTTAAATTACTAATAATCGCATATCTAGCTTTTTGCGAGTTTTCAGGAATATTTGTACCTGCTTTAGAAAAACCAAACATATTTAAAATTAAACTAAATACTATCAAACCACTTCCTTCTACAAATTCATTATAAATAAATACAGATTTACCTTGTTCACGAGCTCGTAAAATGTTTCTAATAGACTCAGCATATTTGCTACTAAATCTTTCTAGTTTTAACAATTTTTCTTCGTTACTACCAGTTATTTCTCGTCTAAACTCTGGTGATAAAGCATAAGTGTAGATTTTCTTTTGTTTTGTATCGGTATCAATTATTGCCGATAACTTTTTCTTTTTAATTACATATTTGTTAAATCCACTTTTTCCGTAACTACCATTTGGGTACACAAGTAAAATTGCTTGTCTAGAATTGCTATAAATAGTTTGGTCTTCCATATCTTTTATGTATGCCTGACGATATATTTGGTATTGAAAATCACTCATATAGTCTGGTACAACATTAAAGTCTCTTAGTGTTCCCATCGGTTGACCTACAAATATTTTTTCAACATCTGATTTAACTGACTTTAGATATGATATTTTGCCTTTAAAAAGATTGTATAATTTGTCTCGTTTGTCATCTTTTAAGAAATAATCATCGCCTATCTGTGTAAAATATTCTTCTATAAACTCTGTTTGTGTAGGCAACTTATCTTTTCGAGACAATAACAAATTCATAACACTAGATAACTCACTTAATTCGTCTTTTATAGGTGTCCCAGACAACAACAAAACTTTACAATTAGTTACATCGTGTAATAATCTGTAAAATTGTTGGTATACATCTATATTAACTTGCTTTGACTGAATTCTAATGTTATGAATTTCATCAATTATAATCACACGATTGCTAAATTGATTTTTAATTTGTTTGTCTGTCATAGTAGATAGTTGTTTAGCAAATGTTTCATAGGTTTTGAGATTGTAATTTTTTCGTATCAATTTGTTTCTTCTGTGGATTTTTTCTAGATCTGTTAATTCTTCATAATTTTCCGGTATGTATTTACCATCAGTACACTTAAAAACTAATTCATTCACAAAATTATTTAAAATAGCATCACCTCTTGCTATGTATAAAACTTTAGTTATATTGTTTGTTTCTGATAAAATTTTCTCACTAATTGCGATAGAAGTACATGTTTTTCCGGAACCCATCTCATGAAATACCAATAATTTATCATAAGGTGTGTGACTAGACATATATCTAGATAAAATTTTTTGGTGTTTTAACAATACACCAGGATTTTCAGGTATATCTTCTAATTTATCTAGTTTTTCTTCATAAAATTCTTTTTTTTTGTAAATCAAATTGTTGAAATCGTTAGAATCATATATATCTAGTAATGGATAATTATTACTATTTTCAATGTTAGGATACTTTGGTAGAAAATTTTTCAAGCTTATTTTCATATTTATTTACTTACTTATTTTATAATATTTGTTTAAAATAATATTATAAAATGAAAATTCTAAGTATTATTCTAATACAGCATTAGGTGAAAAAGATGTGTAGGTTATACCATTTACACATACATCTTTATAATACCAATCAGCTTTTAAACACATTTGTTTTACAACATCATTTATTTTGTCTTGTGTCATAGTATTGAGTTTTTGTATTTCTATACTACTATTTGAGGCTTTTATTAAATCGTTGAAAGAATATTTACAAGGTGAAACAAGATTTAATTTAGTCTTTGTTATATTTTTTCTTCCAATTTTGTAGTTCATCTAATTCTTTGTGTGTAAATTCGTTAACAATAATTGTTTTATTTTTTTTTAAACTGTAATTACTTTTATTTTTTGTATATTGTAAAAAACATTTAAGGCTCTCTTTATCATAAAATTTAAATACACATTTATTACAATCTTGTGAAAAACTAATTAAAGGATTAGTATATTGAGACATGCTTTAATTAGTAAAAGATTTTAAAAATTAAATCAAATTTATAAATTTAAATTCATCATTTGTCGCGAGAGTAAATCTACATTTTCGTCTTGGTTTGTTTTTTCTAAGTTTTCATAACCACCTTTGTTGGTTAAATCACATACATTTTCATACAATTCTATAAATCTATTAACAAATAATTCATCAAGTAGATTACCAGTTGAACTATTTACTAGTCTCATACCATTTTTGTAGGCACAAGATAATGCTTTAATTGACAAACAGTAATCGTTACCATTTTCTCTGTATTTAATTAGTTCATAGTCGTTTACACCTACTAATTGATTTTTGTTTTTACATTGTGATTTTAAAAGACTTTTCTTAATCTCTCTCTTAAACATATATCTAATTGGTTGAGGTGGTTTAGCAGGTTGAGATACTCGTTTAGTAGGATTAATTACTTTTTCAACTTGTAGTAATAAGTCGCTTGTTGTTTCTTTAATACTATTATTTAATCTAACTCTAGCCATTTCTTTTTGAACATCAGTAATTAGATTGTTGCTAAACACTTCTGGTATTTTGTCTTCCATACTTAAACTAGTTAAACTAGAAGGAGTATAATAGTCGTTTCTAAGTCTATCTCTAAAGATATTAGCATTATATTTAATCTGAGTATCAAACGACATGTAAGTAATTATGTTTGCTAATTCCATCATTATGTCAATAACATTACGAGTAAGATCCATAGTTAATAAATTAGTTGTGTCTTTAACAAACATACTGTCTTTTAGATAGTTTTTGTTGTTAGGGTCAATACTTAAAAGTTGGGTTGATAGTTTAGTTGATACAAAGTCTTTAATTGTATTTCGAGTGATTTTGGTGGTAGGTTTTTGAACCTGTTGTAATCTAGGTTTTTCAATAGTTATAGGAATAGGGATCTCAGTTCTTCGCATTCTTTTAGGATCAGGACCTTGATTCATAAAGTTAATCGTTCGTTCATCTTCACCTTCTGAACCAGCTTCATCTTTTTGTTTATATTCAGAACCAGCTTCATATTCAGAACCAGCTTCATATTCAGAACCAGCTTCATAATCTGAACCAGATTCTTCTTCCATTTCTGATTCAATATCGTCTCTTTCCATATCTGATTCGGTATCAGTTCCAAACAAAGTATAAAATAATGGGTTTTGTCTTTGTTCTTGTTTTTTCTTTTTTTCTTGTTCTTCCTGTCTTTTCGACATGTCTCGTTCTTTATCAAGTCGTTCTTGTTCAAGTTGATATTGTATGTATATATCAGTTTTAATGTATTTATTAAAACATTCATTTAAATCAATGTAGTCTTTTACCTTATAATACTTCTGAATAAAGTCGGTTAATAATTCGTCGGGGATTTGTTGTAGTATGTTATTAAATAGTCTTTTTCTTGTAATATATCCTCTAGATTGAGAGAATTTTTGCATGTCTTTTTTAATTTCACCAATATTATCACCCAATGTTAATAAATATTCAATAAATACATCTTGTTCTTGTTTTTCTTGTTGTTTTTTCTCGATATTTGAAACACTTTGACTTCCACTGGTACCGCCTACTCTTGAAGGTTTTTCAGACTTCTTACTAGAAATACATCTTCCTGTTTTAGGATTACAAATTCTACCTTCTTCTTTACACTTTTTCTTCATAGAATTGACACAATTATCAGCGGGACATTTCTTTAAAAGTTCTTCTAAATCTGGTCTTTTGAGACTAGAGTATCCTTTACATCCTCTCTTTTTCAATTCGGCTTTCAACTGTTGAATAGACATTGTTGACAAATCTAGAGTTGGTTTGGGGCTTTCGGCGGCTTTCGTTTCTTCTCTTTCTCGTTGCTGTTCTCGTTGCTGTCGTCTACCTTTTTCTTCTTCTTTTTTCCATTTTTGCCATTCTTCTTGTTCTTTTTCTCGTCGTTTTTCCTCTTGTTTATTAACTTTAGAAGCTGCTGTTTTCTTAGCTGCTTGTTTAACTTTAGAAGCTGCTGTTTTCTTAGCTGCTTGTTTAACTTTAGCAGCAGCTGTTTTCTTAGATTTAGCAGCAGCTGTTTTTTTTACACTTTTTAGTTTAGGTGCCATATTTATTAAATATTGATATTTTTTTTTTAAAATATCAATTTTAAATGTATATTATAGTTGTGTATCATTTGTTTGTTTTTGTTCGGTTTGTCCTTGATTTGTTTGGTGTGTTTGTATTACATCATTATCTAAACCTGTACCTAAACCTAAGTCTAGTTTAATTTCTGTTTCCCGTAATTTTTTGATTTTTATTTCATTTTTGATGTTATGTTTTCTGATAAGTCTTTGGTAATAGTTTCTTTTACTTGAGTTTAAAATTTTTTCATATTCTACAAATAAAAGTTTTTTTGTTTTAATAGTGTTGCTATAGTTAATGTAGAACTCTTTAACAAAAGTAGTCCATTCTGACATTTTTTCCTGATCTAGTAAAGATACATTGTTCCATTGTTTCAAATCGTCTAGAGTAAGTTGAATATTATTGTGAAATTCCGCATACTTTTCTGTTAGATTGTTGATTTGTTCTTTTAATTCATCTAGTTTAAAAAACTTTGATAAAGACAACACTAAACTAATATAGGTAGAAATTACAAGGGTGATAATAAAACTAATAGTGTTAGGTATTGTTATTTCAGATCTTAACCCTTGTAAAAAGGCAGAAACAGTAGAAAAAAATATAACAGAAGTTTGAATAATTGAAATATATTTATTTAGTTTTTCGTAGTATGTATCTAGTATATTTTTGTTGTCTTTAGAACAACTTAACATTTCTTTGAGTAGATAAAAAATTTCTTGTTTTTGTTGATTAAATAATTCTTGTGTGTTATCAGTCATTTATTTTAATAGTAAATATACTTAAATAAATTATTAAT